CAGCAACTTTTGAAGTCACTGCTGATGGGACCGGGATCGCCACTCTTGCGTCCTCTGCTCGAACTGGTAAAGATATCACATTAAATGACGATTTCTCGGCAGATGAGATACTTGGAGTTAAAAACCAAACAGGATCAAACACAACCCGTGGTGTTACTGGTTGGGTTAGAATCCGTTGGCGGGTGTAAACCGCTAAAATTCCTTTGCCGCCTTGGGCACAGAAGATTTTGTAGATTCTTCTGCTTTCTGGGTGGCTGCTTCAATATGAGCCTTAGCCATAGATTTTTTTAAGAAATTTATTGTTTGATCAAATGTGGTTCCATAGGCTATTTCTGGCAAATGAATGTGGACCGAATGTATGATACTTATTAAATAAAATTTTCCATTAATTTTTCTATATACTGGGGAGCCAGAGCTTCCTGGAGCGATGACCATTCCGGTATAAACATATGATTCGGGCGATCTTTTGGGACAAAAATATGTCTTATCATCACACAATCCAGCAAAATATCCACTAAAAAGAGGAACCATACCCTTTTTAAAGATACCAAGAGGAGCACCGGTATTATATACTTCTTCTCCTATTATGGGAGGGAAATATGATATTGCGGCGGCAGGATATAAGATTTTATCAAATGATCTTAAAAGACATAAATCAGAATTATCATTCTTGTCTACTATTTCCACGGGGTGAAGATTATTTTGAAAATCATATACAAAAAGGCTCGTTTCAATCTTTATTTCCTTAACATTTTCAAATTTACCGATTGGTTCTGGTAGTTTAAGATCTTTTATTTGAGGATATCTATTTTCTATAAATTTTTTAAAGTCTGGTATCTTGTCAATTGCCGAACTGCAAACGTGGGCAGCAGTTAAAATTAGAGTTTGGTGATTTATATTACCAACAATTACTCCCGAACCATTACCGATTTTGGGACCAAGGAAGTGGTGTAGATTAGGTGTGAAGGTACAAGTTTGTTCACCATCTATAATTGCACATAAGTTGATTATTTGTGTTCTTTGAACTTGGGTAAAAGATTCTACGGGAAACTTGTGTTTTTGTCCTGAAATGATGGTGGTACATCCAAAAACTATGACAGATACTAACAAAGCAGAAAAGAAATATTTAATATTTTTCACATAACCTCTCCTTCATAATTGTATATAATAACTACTTTTTATTTTTTTAAATACCTATTTATTTTAAAATAAAACGGAAATGACATGGCTAAAAAAACTTATGTTTTAGATACTAACATTTATTTGACCAACTTCAACGCAATCTATTCTTTTAAAAATAATGATATTTTGATCCCCTTTAAGATATTGGAAGAAATAGACAAGCACAAAAAACGACAAGACTTGGTTGGTAAAAATGCTCGAAGTATTATTAGGATTTTAGACAGCCTAAGATCTAAAGGTTCGTTGAATGAGGGGGTCCGCTTGCGGAAGGGGTGTGGCATTGTGAAAGTGACCAATTTAGATTCCAAATCAGAACATTTAAAAAATTATAATTTGGACTGGGATGATCCAGACAATATTATTATAGGTTCCACCATTATCGAAAGTGCCCTCAACCAAACTCGAAAACATATTCTTGTATCACAAGATATCAATATGAGAGTAAAGTGTGATAGTCTTGGTATTCCTTGCGAGGGATATGTTACAAGTCAGGTTGTTAATAATGCCGAGGAAGTTTATACTGGATTTACCTCACATCTTGTTGACGATCAGTTAATCGATAGATTTTATGATGACGAGGACATTATTTTAGAAAAGAAGGAAAGAAACTTTTTCCCCAATCAGTTTGTGATGCTTGTTTCGTCGGCAAACGAAAAAAAGACTGCTTTGGCAAAATTTATTGATTATAAAACACCTCTGAAGAAAATTATTAATGTAAAAAATGGTGAGATTTGGGGCATTAAACCTCGCAACAAGGAACAAAATTTTGCTATTGATCTATTGTTGGATAATGACATTAAAATTGTATCTCTTATCGGAAAGGCTGGTACTGGAAAAACTCTATGTGCCGTTGCCGCCGGATTGCAACAAGTGGTTGAGGGCAAGAAATCAGCATCAACCTACAAACGCTTAATAGTGTCACGACCAGTTCAACCTCTTGGAAGAGACATCGGATTTTTGCCTGGTACGTTGGATGAAAAGATGGCTCCGTGGCTTGCTCCTATTCAAGATAATCTTCGATCCCTACTTGGAAATGATAATATTACCATAAAAATGTATCAAGAGCAAGGGATTATTGAGATTGAAGCATTAACGTATATCAGGGGTCGATCTATCTCGGATGCTTTTATCATTATTGATGAGGCTCAAAACTTAACTGCTCGCGAACTTAAAACCATTATTACGAGAGTTGGTCACAATACAAAAATTGTATTGACTGGGGATATTGAGCAGATAGATAATATCTACGTTGATGAAACCTCAAATGGCTTAACATATGCTATTGAAAAATTTAAAGTATATGGGTTGTGTGGACATATTACTCTCGAAAAGGGCGAAAGAAGTGGTGTCGCAACTCTCGCAGCAAAAATATTATAATTTACTTGACAATGCTATATATTTGTGATATTATATGTTAAGTAAATATAGAGGTTAAGTATTATGAATAGTCCTATACTAAAAGAAAAAGTAAAAAAAGAAAACCCTATGAAAGAATGGCTTATAACTTATGTAGGCAATAAGTTAACTCCCAGTAATGATGAAATAACTGTTGAAATGATTATTGATGTTATGTCTGAGGAGTTTCCTGAATTCTTATTAGCTCTTGCTGAAGAAAACTTTATTCGAGGGTATCAACAAGCAACGGTGGATTTTGAAAGTGTCAATTAGAGAATATTTAAAAACACAAGTAACTGAAACCCATTCTGCCAATGAATATACAATATTTGATGATATTAATATTTCTATCATAAATCCTTTTGTGCATGACATCGACTTTAGACAAGTGTTAAAAACATTGGAGGAAACTCTCCCAGCACACTTAACATATGAGGTAGATTCCATTTTGGTCGGTGATTTTGATTTTCTTAATGATCGTGAAATAGATGCTTCGTATTTGGACGGGGCTATTTATGTAACCAACAAGCAGGAAAGTCCAATCTCAATGGTTGATGATATCATCCACGAGTTTGCCCACTCTGTTGAAAAGATGGCTTCTTATGAAATATATGCAGATGGAGATTTAGAAAGAGAGTTTTTGGCAAAGAGAAATCACCTATCAAAAGAATTAACCAAGGAAGATTACAAGGTTCCCCTAGAAGTCATCTTCAATCCAGACTTTGATGAAAAGTTTGATTTATTTTTATATAGAAATGTAGGGTATGATAAGTTAGCGATTATGACTGTTGGTATTTTTGTTTCTCCATATGGGGCAACTTCCCTAAAGGAATATTTCGCTAATGGATTTGAACATTATTATATGGGAGAAAGGGAGTATATTAAAGATATTTGCCCTATCCTTTACAAAAAGCTTAAAATGCTGAATGAGTATTCAGAAAAGGGAGATTTAGATTATGCTTGATAAGACAAAAATATCGAATGTTGAGGTAAAAAAAGATAATAACAGGGTAATTGTTACCTTGAGTATGCCTCCGCATAAAAAAGGAGATAAGGTAGTTCGTATTGAAAACAAAGCAGTCATAGATTATTTGTTAAAAGAACATAAGATCTCAGTATCAAAAACTCTTGTTGGAAGCATTGTTCACAATGATTATTCAGGCAAGTCTGCTGATTATGTAGCCAAAGGAATTTGGATTTTTGAAACGGCATCAAAACCCAAGACAAAAAAGAAATCTGTAAAGAGACGCAATATGCCTGTGGCTGTGCTTTCTCCGCTAGAAACGAAACCTAAAAGCGAAGTGAAAGATGAGAAAAAAGAATCCTGATTATATTTCGTTCTCTGGTTTAAAAGACTGGAACTTTTGCCCATTCTATTATAAACTCACCAAGATCGATGGATTGGATGGATTCGTCGGCAATGAGTTTACTCTTTTTGGTTCTGCCATTCATAAAGTCTGCGAAGAGGTGGTCCAAGGAAGTAAAACCTCTCCGTCAGAAATGTTCAGCACTTTCTTTCGAGATTTCATCTCAGAATGGCAAGATCGCAATCAAGATGGAAACCTCGATAAGAAACTTATTGTTGAGATGTGGGACCAGGGCAAAAAACTTGCCCCTCTCATCCTATCAGGTTTGAAGCAAACTTTCGGTGATGATTACAAAGTCATCTCAGTCGAGGAAGAGCTTTACGAGGACATAGAAAAATATAATTTAAAATATAAAGGTTTTGTTGACCTCTTCATTCAAACTCCCGATGGAAAGTATCACGTTATTGATTGGAAGTCCTGTTCTTGGGGCTGGGATATGAAAAAGAAATCAGACAAGATGCTCTCCTATCAGCTAACTTTCTACAAAAACTTTCTTTCCCAAAAACATAATATTGATCCAGATAACGTTGAAACTTATTTTGCTCTTCTCAAAAGAACCGCGAAAAAAGACAATGTAGAAATCTTTAAAATTTCCTGTGGTAAAAGAAAAATTAAAAATGCGCTTAATATGTTGGAAACAGCAGTGTATAATGTACAGCAAGGTCGCTTTATTAAGAATCGATTAAATTGTAACAAATGTAAGTTCTGTAGATCAGAGCATTGTCCCTAACGGAGTTTAAATGGATAAGAAGATTACTATTCTCACCTTGGGAGACCATCCACTGTCCCCAACAGGTGTTGGAACACAAACGAAGTATATTATTGAGGCACTCCTCAAAAGTGGAAAGTTTAGGATTATTAGTCTCGCTGGTGCAATCAAGCACCAGAGCTATCAACCAATTCAAACAGAGGAATATGGAGATCAATGGACCATCTTCCCAGTAGATGGATTTGGTAATCCTGATATGATTAGATCAGTGATGAGAAATCATCGTCCTGATATTCTCTGGTTTATGACTGATCCTCGCTTTTATGGCTGGCTATGGAATATGTCAAATGAGATCCGTTGTCATATTCCAATGGTCTACTACCACGTTTGGGATAACCTTCCTTACCCAACATTCAACAAGCCGTCATATGATTCTACGGATGTCATCGCCACGATCTCGAAGGTTACGGCAGATATTGTAACAACAGTTTCACCAGGAGTGGAACACCATTATCTGCCCCACGCAGTAAATAATAATTTTTTTAAACCCCTTGACCAAAATCAAGTCACAAATTTTAGAAAACAGTATTTCGGTGAAAGCGACGACAAATTCCTTGTCTTTTGGAATAATCGTAATGCTCGACGCAAACAACCAGGGACTTTGGTTCATTCCTTCAAACAGTTCTTGGATAAAGTGGGGCACGATAAAGCAAAGCTTATTATGCACACCAATCCCAAGGACGAGAATGGTCCAGATTTGGAAGCCCAGATTAATGCTTTGGGACTCACTAACGGTGAAGTGATGTTCAGTACAACCAAATATCCCCCCGATCAAATGTCCATTCTTTACAACATTTGTGATTGTACCATCAATATTTCTGACGCCGAGGGCTTCGGTCTTTCAACATTGGAGTCTCTTGCTTGTGAAACACCCATTATTGTTTCGATGACGGGAGGACTTCAGGAGCAAGTCACGGATGGTGAAGAATTCTTCGGTGTCGGTATTGAGCCTGCTGCCAAAGCAGTGATTGGTTCACAAAGCGTTCCGTTTATCTACGAGGACAGAGTTGCCGAGGATGATGTAGTAGATGCTCTTACAAAAATTTATAATATGTCTCGTGAGGAACGCAAAGATCTTGGAAAGAAAGGTTTCGAGCACGTACAGAAGAACTACAACTTTGAAAACTTTGAAAAAGAGTGGGTCGACCTACTAACATCGGTTCATGAAAAGTATGGTTCTTGGGAAAATAGAAAAGATTACCAATCTTGGGATTTAATGGAGTTATAATGAGAAAAAGTGTATTAGTTTCTGGTCCAGTCTTGTCTTGTTCTGGTTATGGAGAGCAATCTCGGTTTGCCCTCCGCTCTTTGAGATCAAGGGAGGACATTTTTGATATTTATATAAATCCTCTTACCTGGGGGAAGACCTCTTGGATTACAGAGGACAATGAGGAACGGGCTTGGATTGATAACCTGGTTCGTAAAACCAACCAGCGTCAACAAGAAATGCCCAATGTTCCTTTCGATATTTCAATCCAGGTTACAATCCCACCAGAATGGGATAAGTTTGCTCATGTCAATATTGGGTATACAGCAGGCATCGAAACAACAAAGGTTGCTCCTGCTTGGATTGAGAAGGCAAACATGATGGATAAAATCATTGTGCCCTCAACCCATTCTAAAAATACTTTTACAAGCACCACATATCAACTCTTCAATCAGCAAACCCAAGAGCACGTTGGTGATCTCCAAACTTCTACGGAATTTGAAGTGATGCCGTTTCCTCTAAGGACCACAAATCCAGAGCCTCTTGATATTGATTTCAGTACGAAGTTCAACTTTCTAACAGTTGCTCAAATAAGCCCACGAAAGAACCTAGAAACGCTTCTTCGCAACTTCGTGAGGGAGTTTAGGGAGGATGCCGACGTGGGGCTTATTATGAAGGTAAGTGTCGCAAATAACTCAATATATGACAAATATAACACTGCCGCAAACATTATGAAACTCCTCGGTCATCCCGAGATGGTAGATCGCAAATGTAAGGTCTATCTTCTCCACGGAGATCTAACCGAGGGACAACTTGCAACCCTCTATCGGCACCCAAAAGTTAAGGGATATGTAACTGCTACTCATGGCGAGGGATTTGGACTTCCCATCTTTGAATCTGCCATTGCTGGTCTTCCTGTTGTTGCTACTGACTGGTCTTCGTACCTTGATTTTATGACGATGCCTGTTAAAAATAAAAAAGGCAAGGTGAAAGACAAGAAGATGTTCCTTAAAGTTCAGCACGACGTTAAGCAAATTCAACCAGAAGCGGTTTGGGATGGTGTCCTTCAAGCAGATTCGGAATGGGCTTTCGTAAAAGAAAACTCATTGAGGGAAAAGATGAGGACTCTTTACAAGAACCCTGGGACTTATCGAAAGAACGCAAAGATGATCCAAGAGCATATTCTTGAAAACTACAAGCCGGAAGATTTGTATGCTAAGTTTGTGGGTGTTGTAGCGGGTGGGGATATTGA